TTTTGAACTTAGTTGAAGTGAAAGGAATATGTAAATCATCGTATGTCAGCGTAACGAAATAATTTTGGTCATATAAAGAAGCTTCCAGAACACAACGAACAGCCCAAGTATTAGCTCTCGTCATAAGGCATGATAAACACTTACCACAAGGCAACGCCAAAAGGGCTGATGAGCCATAGCGAGAATATAACTGCTCACGAGAGTATAAGTCATATCGCTTAGGCAATATCTTCACCTTCATCTTTCCATTATCCTGGAGACCAAGGTTAAGAGCATAAATAGGATTAGTACAACTCATTAAATAACCTCAATTCTATTACTCTACTAATAGTAGAGTAATCAAATCTACTAATGGTAGCTTGACAAAAAGCAATTCTACTATGAGTAGATATGAAATTTTACTATTTCATGACCGTTATATTGCTTCATATCACACTCATCAAGCAATTTCTTAGCTTCATCAATGGAATCACAATCAAAACTCTCATCATAGACATCATCATATAACTCATCGACATCTTCCCAAGTAACAATCAATCTTATCATAACAAAACAATCTCACACTTTTTCCACTTACGAATATCATCCATAGTAAAACTATGAAAATCCTTACCATCGAGACGAAGAATAAACCATCTCCTTCGCCACCATTTTTTACGAGTTCTTAACTTCATAAAACAACCTCATACCTAATCAACACCACAACCTAACCAACGAGCGCAATCAAGAGAGCGGTGAGAGTAGTGGGACGTTAACGCTAAATAAGCACGTCTATTCTGTGACATATTTGGATTTTTGGCACTCAAACGATAATAAGTGTGCCAAACAGCATTTCTACGTTCTTTATCTTCGATAGTTAAAATCTTCTGAAACCAATCAACACGAGGTCTTTTAACCTTCTTAACTTTTTCTTTAGACATTGTCCATTTTTCCTCACTTCGCGTAATTGTCATTATGTTAACATAATGAATATTAACTTCTACGCATCTACTAATTTTCTACTAACTACTCTATCAAAATCATAATCAAAAGACAATATTCTTTTCTTTTTCTTATTTAATCGTGGGTTATTATTAACCTTCGATTATATTTTCTTTTTAATTAACTTTTTTCTTTTAAAGTGGAAAAGTGGAAAACTCAATATTTTTAGAACTCACATTATATGTGGAAAACTATGTCAAGCATTTTTTATAAAAAGTGGAAAACTACTAAAAAACTACTAAACCAAAACTTTAGCCAGTGACTAATTATTATGTTAACTTTTTTCAAGAATTTTGCGGTAAAATTCACACCAGGTATTAATACTCAGTGCCACCATACATAGGTGTCACCTGGCACACTTAAAACAAGGCGAGCGTGTGCCAGGCGCATCATGCGCGTTAGCTTCCTCGCTCTCACAGCCGAGCAACCAGAAGCGTCCGAACCGGCTATCGCTTTTCATAGAAAGCCTCTATTGGGTGAATTCCGGTAATATCTAGACCTTCTATCGCGTCGCGTTAAACGCGTCACGTTATCAGGTCTAGAGGCTACGCAACCGGAATTCACCACCTCTCGGCCGGTGAGGCCTTCTCCAAACAGACTAGTCCACATCATGCTCAAATAACTTTTCTACCTAGTTAGTGTTTTTATCTGTTGATGGATGAATTATAGTTTGTTTAATATTAAGCTTTTCTTTTGTAATGTCGCTTTCGGAAGCGCTAACCGACCACAAAGCGCGATTTTTCTTTAGACATTAAGAAAGTCTAGAAAAATCAAAAAGACCTCCGAAGAGGCCTTTTTTTCCGTTTCTCATCTAGGCTTTGCCTGACGCATGGATGAGCACATTAACTACCGAGCAAATTAAGCACCTTTAGCCATTGCACCAATAGCAGAATTAATACTATTTGCAAAAACTTTAAGAACTTCAGTAGCGACCTTTTTATTACTAGCCAATAACGAGGCTAAAAACGAAGATAAGGCGCTTGCGCCATAAGCTGAAGCACTATCACCAGAAGGAGAACTGGCTACAAGAGCACCGGAGCCTTGAAGAGCAAGCCAAGGATTCAATCCAGCAGCTTTTATATCAGCCATAGCTCTTTGAACAGCAGTATTTGACATACGCTCCTGGAAGTCTCTATTTCTCTGAGCTTCGGCACTATTCCAATACCTATCATAATTAATCATATCAAGAACAGATTGAGCGCTATCGGAATCTGAAAAAGTACCACCAGCAGACCTTAACCTTTCAGTTTGAGTAGAAGTAGGAGCTGACAAAGCAACACCAGAAGCTGAGTGACCTAAACTAGTCATAAAAACACCTCACTAATGGTGGTCAATAAGACCAGGAATAGAGTAAAGAGGCATCGGACGTACAGCAGTGTCTTTGAAATAGAAATCACAAATAAAGTCAGGGCCATTAGTACCAGAAACTAAAGCACGACCTAAATTATCTCTTGTTTCTTGTAAGAAAGAATTAGATAAAGTAGGAAGAGAACCATAGGCATCAGCTAAAGTCCAGAAGTTAAGAGAACCAGTACGAACAGGATTTAAAATACCAGAAACAATTGAAGGTTTATAACGATATTCAGCCCAAGCTTCTTGATAACCAAATAATGCATCATCAGTGGAAGCAGTACCAGTGAAATATAACTCTTTATTCTTAATTTCTTGAGCACCTAAATTAGCAAATACTGGGAAATAAAAATCAAATCTTTGAGAACGAGACCACATACGATTTAAACCTTGAGTATAGCTATGTTTAGATTGACGAGCAACAGCCATAACCATTAAATAACCATGTTCAACAAATGACTTTGTAAATAAATTACCTCTGTTACCTGTCACACTGTTAGCACCAGGAGTACCTAGTTCTGAAGTAGTACCAGGAGCATATCCAGTAGTTTGAAGAACTTGCTCGATATTAATATGAATACGAGCACCACCTAAATATTCTGGGTCTTGAAGTGATGCATCAGGAGCAGTAACACCAAAGTGTGCATATAATAGCTCCCAATATCTTGTTCCATATAAAGCATCTTTCTCTAATGCTTTTTGCATTTGGAAAGCTTCTCTTAACTGATTAATAGTGGCTGCAGTAGCAGTGGATAAATCAGCGACCAAGGTAGTGTTACCAGAAGCAGTAGAAGTAATCATAGAACCACTAGCAGAACCTAAGGATACATTTTGAAAAATAGTTGCACCTTGATTGAGACCTAAACTATGCAAATTTGAACCAGCAATAATAGGAGCAATAGTACCTAACGGAATAGTAACAGCTTGACCTTTTTGCGCATAAGGTAACGCACGTGTAAAATAATCAGCCTTCTTTTGAGCAACAGCAGGGTTATTTAAATAGCTAATACCACCATTAGGAGTATCTCCTAGAGAAATAACTTTAGGAGCTTCAACGTTTTGATTTCTGAACCAACGATTATAAATAAGCCAATAAGCTCTTAATGGTAATTCATTTACTGAAAGTTGACCATTAGCAGAATAAGGTAAACCCATATAATTACCAAGAGAACGAGGGCCTAAATTAGATGCATTAAAAGCATAATTCTTTGGAATAGTACCAGTATAGGTAGAAATACCAGCTTGGTCAGATTCACCCATAAACTTTTTCCAGTTATTCCAAACAAGACGATTAGGAACAAAGAAAGCAAATAACTCCATTTCAATATCATCCATAATAGGAGCAATAGGAGTAGACATACGAATTAAAGAAGCATAATCTAAGCTTCTTGTGTCACCTGGCAAAACTTCATCGACATAAATAGGTACAATATCACCTAAAAAAATAGAAGTCTTATGAGATGACGTTCTATCAAACTTTGAACGAGCAATACTCACAGAAGGAGTAAGAGCAAAATTTTTTTCTGACATTATTTGTCACCTTCTTTCTTTTCTTCAACAGGAGCCAGCGATTTAAGCCAAACATTAAATTCTTCTTGAGTAAAAGTAGAAATAAACTCTTCAAATGAACGACCTTTTTTAATAGCATCGGGAAGAGCTTCAAACTCAGCAATTCTTTGCTTAGCCATTAAGTCAGCATCAAGTAAATTATCAGGAACATTAGTGTAATCAGACGTTACACCAGTTTTAGGCATAGGTTCAGGCATTAATGAATCATCACCAGTAAGAGCTACACGTTTCATGAGATTATAAACACCAACTTGGTCAGCTTGAGCATTAATCTCTTGGCGAATATCTCTCTTATGTTCTATAACTTTATCTTCGATGATAAATTCATCTTCACCATCACCAACTTTTTTTACAACTTGCTTAATTTCATAATCAACGTAAAATTCATCAAAGTCTTTTTGAAAAATAGTCTCTACATTAGAAACAAGAAATGGATTATTCTTTTTCATTTTTAGTCTCCTCTTCAACAAAATTTCTAAGGAACTTAGGCTTATCTAACATACGAAAATCACCAGAGTGATCATCAAACTCGCCAACAAAGACAAAATCACTTTCAACCAAAAATTTCTTTTCATCTGTAGAAGCACTCTTAAAGGAACGTTCAATTAATTCAAGCATAACTTGAGCATCATATTGATTAAAAAACGGAGCAGTATAAAAACCACCTTTACGATTAAAATAGCAATAACCATGTAAAATCATAACATTTGACCTCCACGAGAAATCATCTTACCAGGAAGATTTCTGGCTTTGGTACGATTCGCGGTTCTTTTAAAAATTCTTTTGTCAACACGAGGGTTAACACGAACACGACCTTTAGACATATTTAGTCTCCTTTCTTTTGTGGAGTAGATAAAATAGCTTCCACTCTAAGCTTTATAAGTTCATCGTACTTTGCAACTTCATCAGCAGATAGACCAAGACTACTTTGAAGATAGTTTTTACACAAATCAACGACTAACTTTAACTTTAAATCACCATGACCTTGAGGATATTCACACTCAGCTTGACCTATAAGAACAGGCAATACTTCTGAAATAACACTGGTCACAGCATCAACGACTTTAAGAGGACGTTTCTTGAATAAAAGAATAACGACATCTAAAGCAACAAGAATTAGCGCAATTATGAGCTTCCAATAAGTCTTTACGAATTCAATCATTACAAACCTCTCTTTTTAAGATTCTTTAACTTTGCAATAGCATTTTCTTCTTCAAGAGCATACAAGTCCTCAGCGTGTTTCATTTGGTAACGTAGGAGATTATCAAATAAACTAAGATTCATCTCACTCGTCCGTTCAGTCTTTATCTTCTCATAATACTGGCTATCAATACGCTCCAGAAGTTTATCAAAATAACGAGGCGGTCTAACTCTCGTTCTATTGCCGAAATTAAAGTAAATTTCATCAGTTTTATATATATCCTGGAAATGCTCCTCGAAATATCTTTGAGCAATACCAGGCTTAAGTGACATAACAAGCCAATCATCCTTTTTAGCATCAGGATTAAATAATTTCTTTTGAGCATACCGAGCAACATATCGAGCAGAACTTAAAGTTACTTCTCCTAAATCAGTAAGACCATAAGACCAGATTTCTTCGAGCTTCCTAGACTTCCAACAATAGCCAACAGAACGCTTACCAACAAGCTTTAAATCATCAAGCTTAAGATTAAACAAGATAGCATGAATATGTAATCTTTGCGTATGTTCTCCACGTTCACAACAAGCAAAATACCTAACACCTGGATAAACCTTTCTCAAACGCTTCATAAAGTCCTGGAAGTCCTTTTTGACCTTAGTTGAAGTGAAAGGAATATGTAAATCATCGTATGTCAGCGTAACGAAATAATTTTGGTCATATAAAGAAGCTTCCAGAACACAACGAACAGCCCAAGTATTAGCTCTCGTCATAAGGAATGATAAACACT